ACAATATTTTCTATCTTTCAAAATCCTTTTTTCAAGATCTTTTCTTGAAAAAGCTGTGACTTTGCCATCTTCAAAACTTGCCACGGGTGTGTGAAATACGATTTGTTCATCGCTTTTTTCATACAAGCGGTTATCTGTCCAATATATAAATAATGGTTCTTCATCTACTTTTTTTGCGGTGCTTTCCGCAACAGTTCCCCTTGGTTCACTATTCACAATTTCTTTTCGACGCATTCGGCTTACGGCACGAGCACCTTTATTTTTTTCAATATACTTTGCTAGTGCAGCGTTAGTGCCCGCGCCTGCTGCACTACGGCCGCGTGACGCGGTGCGAGTTATCGGAGGACTAGGTGATTCGGCTTCTACTCTTACTGCTGTACGGCTGCGCGACGCCGCGCGAGTCATCGGGCCATTTCTAGCACGACTTCGCGTTCGCAAAGTTGTACCAGTTGCAGCCTTGCTTTTAATATTTTCTGGAGCAACGATTCTAACAGTGCGACCACGACTAATAGTACGACCTCTAGTATCCATCTTATTTTATCAAGAGAAACTTACTACAACATCGCATTCATGAACATTTACTTTCTTCATCGCAGATTGTGTTAACTCACAGCGTTTTTTCCGCCCTTTACTTTCGGTGGAAAGGGTTGTAGTAGTGGCATCGCTTGGATTTGAAATAGCTATTGAGTCAACTGCCGTGGAACGTGTTGTATTACTACGACTATAATGTATTTTTAAAGTTGAGTTCATATCTTTTTCAATTACTTCGCGATTTTCAAGAATATATTCTAAAATATTTTTCTCAATAAACCATCGGAAGAAGTTGAGTTGACCGACAGTTGTTACAAACGGCTCCATACCACGCACTTGAAACATTATACGCTCACGACGGCAAAAGGGATCAAAAAGGCGTTTTGAATAAGCATTTAGTTCACGCTTATAATTAAAATAAATAAGAAAATGCCTACCGCTCTGAGGAAAACTTGTATTCATCTTTTTTGCATAATTTGTAACAAAATAATCAACAAGTCGTAGGCTTACTGGGGAAGTCCCCTGTAAAATTGGTAACAGTTTCTCAAGATTGCCCGGGGAACTGTAAAAATCGTGGAGCCAACTTACGACCTGATCCTGCTTACATTGAACGCGATTCTTAACGGTGACTGCACGACGTTCAAGAATCGGTAGAGTAATTGGTGCACTCATTGTGTTCTACTGGCTAAAAAAGGTTCCCATTTTAAGTAGTAAACGCATTCAAAATGACTACCGTTATTTCACTTTATGGAAAACCATTTTCACTTGGATTTAGTGATGCAGATAATACGCGCCGTAGTGCATATTTCAAATCGAACATGGGTAACTTGACGCCACAAGAAAAATCTTTGCTATTATCTTTGGGCATTGACTCAATGCTTGAAAACAGTCTTAAACCTTACTTGGCCGAATTTTTCTCTTCACTTCAAACATGTAGTTCTGATTCTTCTTTAATTTTATCGAAAGATTGTGAAACTGCTTATTTTGTAATATGGTCTGCTATGTTTCATAATCGTGCTGAAATATCGCGACGCCTGCGCGAATCAAAAGGTGAAGTCATCGACGACCTGGAACTTGCTTCAGATGCTGCATTCATATCGGGCATGCAGGGTAAAAAGATAACAAAACCACAAGCAGCATTAGTCGATAAGGCGGATAGTATAAGCAGACTTTTTACACTTATGATTGTCGGTGACCAGTCAAATTTAGCCCCGGCTAATATTGAAAATGACATAGATAGTCTTTTTACATTGATGATTATCAATAATTCAAATAATAATTCGGAAAGCCACAGTAATCAGTAGATGTGCGTGATTCTTTGTAGTTATTTGACATTATCTTATAGAGAATGTCATTACTTGGCATAGTTATTGATAAAAGTAAAGCAAAGACACGGCTAGATTCCCCAAAAGGGTTCGTAGCCGGTAGCACTGATGAACAACTATTAAAAGAAATTGGTGCAATAGTTTTGGAAAAAGGCATATGGACTCCAAAATACAAGGGTGCTGATGTTGCTGAGTTTTTAAACTGGATTTCAGAAGGGAAACCAAAAGGACCGTTGCCATCTTTGGCAAAACGTCTTTTATGTTTGAAACGTGAAAAGTTGGCACGTGGAATAAAGGACGCTGGAACTGCTGATTATGCACGTACATTTGAAAAACAATGGATAGCAGAGATTGATGCTATTTTTAGTGAAAGCGGCGAACGTGTTGAATGCGTTGTTGATTTTATAAAGGAAAAAAAAGCGGAGTGCCCGCCGGTGCCCGTTCCGCCCGCATCAGCAGCACCGGCGTCCGATTCGCCACCGTCCGTTGCACCGGCTTCCGTTCCGCCACCGTCCGTTGCACCGGCTTCCGTTCCGCCACCGTCCGTTGAACCGGCGCCCGTTCCGCCACCGTCCGTTGAACCGGCGACCGTTCCGCCACCGTCCGTTGAACCGGCGACCGTTCCGCCACCGTCCGTTGAACCGGCGCCCGTTCCGCCACCGTCCGTTGCACCGGCGTCCGTTCCCGCCGCGTCAGGTCCAAAAGTTAATAATGATAATAACAATGAAAATTTAGGCTCAGCAACAGCGGAGAACAAAGTTGAGAAAAGTCCCTTTGATATACTACTTGAAAAATTATTAGAAAAATATAAAAGTGTTGATAGTGCTACAAAACCACGGCTTGAACGTATTTTAGGTGCATTGATTACAAAACGCAACGCACAAAATATTAGTGATATTGTTGATGCTATAAATAACATTATGGCAAAAGAACTAACCAATGATGAACAAATTAAGGAAATAAATAGTATATTTGGAATTATTGAGAAATCTATTAATGCCGATGAGACTTTAGGGGCTGTTGAAAGACTAGTACATGAAGCAACAGTCGCTAAAAAAACGTTTTATCCTGAAATAAAACACTTGGTACAGGAGTTGATTTATACAACTTGCGGCACGGCATCGCTGCTGGATCCGCTTGTTGACCACCTGCATAATTTAATCGCTACATTTCAGACAATTAATTCAAATAATTCTCATTTTACAAGTATCAAAAGCACACTTGAAGGCCTCCGTGAAATGCTTATAAAAGAAGCGTTGAGTTTAGAAACAACACAAAAAAGTGGTGTATTAAAGGGTAAACTTGAACAGTTGAAAAAGGATTTGGACACTCTAAATACAAATGATGCTTCATCCACTAAGATTGCACCGTTGAGAACACAAATACAATCATTGGAAGCACTTATAGAAGCATCAGATAATATTGAAGCTGTAAAGGAAATGAAGCGTTCAGAACTTAACATTGAAAAAGATTTATTATTACAATTAATTGGGTTATTAGGTGATAAATATGATGACATGCTGTCGCGAGTACAGGGATTTTTAACTAATATTGATGCTGAACTGAAAGTTTTGAGTAACGCGAGTCCAAATATTAAAAGCATAACAACAGAATGTAACAAACGTGCGTTTGAGTACAGAAAATTTCTTGAAATTTTGAAAACCAGTGAAAGCGAGGAGCATAAGGGAATAATAGCAGCTTTAGAAGCAAAAAACACCGATGAATTACGTAAACAAGCGGAAGAAAAAGATGCTATAATTAGTAGACTTCAAACACAAATAGATACTGATATATCTGCTAAAGATGTCCGAATAAATGCGTTAACAGAAGAATTAGCGGCCGCAAATGCTAATATTAAAAGATTAGAGTCAAGCAACGCAGAAAAAGAATCGCAGATGCAGGAAGTAAGTGCTGCGAAAAACGCATTAAATGCGGAATTAGTTACCGCACGTGCGCAAATTGCAGCACTACAAGAAGAACTGCGAATAGCAGAACAGACTTCAAGAAATATTAAACAACGTAATGACAAAATTGCTGCATTTGAACGTAATACAGAGAATTTAGTAACTAGGGGTATAGAAAAAGACAGATTTTTAAAGGAAGAACGTGCTGGGCGTACTGCTAATGCCGCGACGCATAGCGCAGAGCGCAATGAATTAACGCGACAGTTAGACGAAGAACGCGCTGGACGCACCGCTAATGCTGCATCGCGAAACGCTCGTATAGCAGAACTTGAAGGCCAATTGAAAAGTAGTAAAAATTTGAGAAGTGCGATTGATAGTAGTGCGGCGACTGAGCGTGCCGCATTAGAATCAAATCTCGCAGGTCTTAGAAATCAAATTGGTGCTATTGGTGATGAACGAGATAAGCTTAGTGCGCGGCTTGCGACGGCAGAAGCCGCTTTGGCCGCACAAAGAGCTGCGGCTAATGAAGCATCAACAACCGCTTCACGTAATAGCGAAAGGCTCACAGCGGATGTTGTACGTCTTACAAATGAATTAGCGGCCGCACGTCGCGATGGCGAAAGTATAGATAGTTTGACTGATGAACTTCAAACAGCACGTGCTCGTCATCATTCAAACGCAACTAGAATATCCGAACTTCAAACAGAAGTTGAAAGAATAGATGATTTAGAACGTGATTTGATTGCAGCGCGTGCTTCAGTTGCGGGTCTCGATGCTGCTAAGGAGCGCATTGCGGCCTTAGAAGATGAATTACGCCTTGCCGCAAATAAACGCGGTGAAAACAGTGCAAAATTAGAAGAAGCTGCAAAAGTCGCACCTAATACGGAAGCAATGAGGGTTCTTGAAGAGCGTCTTTTAACCGCCCAACAAAAAGTTAAAGAATTAACAGAAGATTTAGCAAAACGGGATAGTGATATGTTTGAAAGACTTAGAATCCATGGAAAAACAAAAGCAAATTCTGTTGCTAAAAATGAAAAGATTGCTTCATTAGAAACTGAAATCGCTCGATTACGCTCTTTGAAGCGCGGCGATTCAACTACTTTTGGTAGTTCTGTTAGAAATAGAAGAGCCGCATTTGATACTGCGAGTCGTGGTACTGATCCATCAAAATATGCGCAATCACATAGGGGGCCTGGGACTGTATTGCGTTCAGCGGGTGCCGAAGAGGCCCATAGGGAGAGGGCTGCCGCAGGACTTGCTTTAGGTACAGCATCGCGTTCAGCTGGTGTCGGCGGCGGCACTCGTAAGCAAAAGAAAAAAGTCGCACGTCATACTAGAAAATTAAAGAAATGAACATACTTTTAAAAGCAAAGTATAGCTTCTATTCGGCACTTGTATTCTTCTTGATTGCAAATCCAGAAATATACAAAATTGTCCAAAAAATAAGTGGTGGAATTTTTGGCACACTAGCTTCAGAAGGCGGTTGCCCGACAACATTAGGCTTAGTTTTCCACACATTCCTCTTTTTCTGTATCATATTAGGCCTTATGGTTTATCCACGCGATTGAAGGCCATTACCGTGGCTTTCCGAATTTAAGCAACGGCAAAGCCGTTGCTTAAATGTCGTCAGCCTACGTACGATCGATAGAAATCTGAAATTAAGCAACGCTGAAGGCGTTGCTTAATTTCAGATTTATACAATAAATCTAAAGATTTCTCTGATATATAAATCTAATGGCAAATGCATTGATTATTTTGGTGGCGCAAGGCGCACACGATGCCACATTAGGTGTTCCAAAAATTGCCACAGAAATCCGCGAAGAATATTCAGTAGGTGGGGCTATTAATGTGGAACGCATAAGTGACAGTGTACAGCCCGTAGCGCTCGTAATTGAATCTGAAGAAGACCCGTTTTTGGAAAATTATGAGGATTATTTGGAACTGGAGATTGGTGGCGGACAGCCGATGCTACGGCTGCCGCTTTCGGTGCTGCGGGCGATTTCTATGGATTATCGGCGTGTAAGAAATAAGCACATATTAGGACTGGATTGGAACGCATTTTTCCCAGATATCACTTTGATTCGCTTATCCTATCACGAAGTTAAATTTAAACTGCGGTCTAGAAGGGAGTTTTCACTTATTAATCGTCGTATTTATTTGGATACTGAACAACGTCGGGCGCTTGCGCGTTTGGAAGAAACAAAAGACCATACACAGGGTATTTCGTGCTCTGAACTTTTTCGCCCAGCGGAGCCAACGGCTGAATTTGATTTTCGGTTTGACACGCATTCGCCGACAAAAGGACTGTTGATTGAAACGAGTCATGCGTGCGATTTGACGGAATTCCGACTAATTTTGAATGGGCATAGTGTGATAGACCTGACCGAGATAACAACCGCCTTTGTGATGCGACGTTTATCGCCAAAATGCGTGTATATTCCGTTTGATTTGCAGGCGTCGATGCTGTCGCGAGAACCTTCTTCGTTTGCCGGTGCGATTAACTTTTCGCGTATTGATACGGCGCGGCTTCAACTTCGGTTTGCTAATCCGCAAGCCCATATCAGAGTATGCGGATTCGTGTATAATCAACTTAGAACTAAGCGTGGGATGGCTGGGCTACGATTTGAACCTACTACTAGCATTATGTTGCGGCGTTGGGAGGTGCCTGTGCCTACGGTGCCTGCGGTGCCACCTGTACTATTTAATACATCTGATCCAGTACCGCGTCCGCTGGAAATAGGTCGCTCATTTTGCACGATTACACACGACGAACTGGCTGTGGGGGATTTGTATGTGCACTGCGCCGGCTGCGGTCACTGCTTTCGGCAGACGGCGCTGGCAGAGTGGTTCAGCGGGCCAGGTCGTGCGAGAACGTGCGTTATGTGTCGTGCGGCGTGGAGCGACTGGACGGTTTGGAGGGCAACTTAGACCGGTGCACATCTCAAATGCCCGCCAGGTCTCCGTCCAGCAGAGCTTTTTAATTGCTACAGAAATTAAGCAACACCTTTGGCTTTGCTTAATTTCGGTTTTCTATCGGTCGTACCGTCAAAATTAAAAGTTAAGACCACCCTTGTGGTCTTAACTTTTAATTTATGACGGCAATGCCTTTGACTTCAAATTAAGACCACCGCATTTGGGGTGGTCTTAACTTTGAGAGTCAACGGTACGTAGGCTGACACTGTTTAGCCGAGGTACTCAATCTCTACGCATAATTAGCGTTAAAAGACGACCTGCTGCACATTTAAATGAATAATTTGAAACTACAAAATCGCGTGGCTTATAGTTTTTAAGATTATCTATAAAAATTGGAAAATCATCTTTTAATTTTGCTAAACTAGATTTCATACCACAAGTATCATCCATATTTGTTACGGATGTAGCAGGATAATTTACGCCATTATTACAATAATTTGTACAATCACACACAAATAATGGACAGCCAGTTGCCATTATTTCAAGTGCCGCAAGCCCTTGTGTTTCAGTATTATCAAGCATAATACAAAATTTTGAAGATCTTGCGGTATTTCTAAGCATTTCTTTATCATAAAAATAATATGTTAGCACAGAACCCTTTATTCCAAACCAGTTACTAAATAAATATTCGTTAATTACTTGTAAATCAGCTGGTGTTTGACTCTTAAAATAAATAAAATAATCCATAGTTTTTTCTTGTAATGCCGGTGGCGGACAAAAAAAATCTGTATCAACACCCGATGGCCAAACAGCATAACGTCGTCCATCTGCTTTCAACGGGTCGTTGTATGGCATTGATGTACAAATCATATTAGCATACCAAGTGCTTGGAAATAGGATATTTTTATTATTGTTCCAAATAGGTGAAGTTTTGTAATCGTTTTCAACATCCAAGTGATTGTAAACTATTGGTCCGCACCATAAATTTTGTAATTTATGTGCATTATTTTCATCTATTGAAGAAAGACACCAATTAACATCACCAGGTTCATTTAAAAGAACTAATATTTCTATATTATTTTCTTTGGCCCACTGATAAAAACCTAATAATGTGCCTGTAAGAACTAATGATGGCCCACCATACGATACATGACATACTTCAAACCAGATTCCTATTCGTAATATCATATCTTTGTTGTCTTTCGTGTGGCACAACGCTTAAACCAACGACGTGCCGATGTGCTGTGTTTACGAGCATTGCGAACAAGATCCGAATCGGGGCCGTAATGCGTTTTACCGCACATTAAAAAACTTGCGGAACGTGCGTACCCCCACTGTTGTGGAGTTGCACCAGGACGATGGCCCGTGCGCCACGCAGCCAAACCGCGATCGTAAGATTCTTTGATATACTTGACAGGCACACCCGTTGCCGCTGCTTTTTCTTCAAGGCTTTTAGCATCTGGAAAAAGTCGGCGAAACTGCATAGTATATGAAGATGTTTTACGTTTTCCATACTTATCCGTTTTGAATCCTACATAAGCACGCGGGTCTTTCCAACTCATAGCACCAAATTTCAAAATTTCTTTACGCCGCTGTAGTGCCTGTTTTTTTGTGAGGCCCGCATAATATTTGTGGGGCCAAAACGGATTATTTTTTTTGAGTTTACGCGTATGTTTTGCCATTCTTATTATGGAATAACAAAAATAAAGTGACCGAAACTCTTAGAGTGAAATAATTAGTTTATATAACTTTTCCATTTCTTCGCTCCACACGTAAGAAAGTACTGTGTTTCGCGCAGCGGCTCCGTGAGCCTTGCGCAAATAACTATCTAATAAGTAAGTCTCAGCGGCAATTGCTAAATCAATTGGATCAACAATTTCAATTTGCCCCCCAATGCTGCTTGATGCAAGTGGCAAATAGGAAGTATATTTTGGTTTTACCGTCATACAATTTTTGCCGTGGCGGCAAAAATCCTTGAATCCGCCAATGTCAGGCACCACTTGAGGCACTCCAACACCCATACCCTCAAACTGGCAAAGCCCAAACCCCTCACCATCCGCAGCGGTAATCCCAACATCCGCCATTGCGTATAATTCATTAATCATATCATCTGTATACGTAAGTGCTTGTTTTGAAATCATCAATTTATGCGCGTGAAATTGTAGTGGAACCTTTCGTTTATCGAGTTCTCGTAAATAAATCTCCTGAATTGGGAAACCACCAGTCTCACCACCGTCACATACGCACATAAGTCCAAGCGGCTTTGTTGGATGCCGTGCCACCAACTCAGCAAAAGCCGTAACGACCAAGTCATAACGCTTTCGTGGAGTATTACGGTTAAGATTCAAGAAAATAAAAAGATTCTCAGGAATATTGTGTTTCTTACGAGCTTCACACCGGTCAATAACTTTGAACTGCGTTGGGTCAAATCCGTGACGAAGTACGCTAACCGGCTTTTTGACACCCTGCTTTTCCAACACGGACTTCCAATAATCTGTAAATGTAATATATGCGTGTGCTTCCGCATCCATACGTGCTAGAAACTCAGGGCGTTGAATAGTATATACTTGATCCAAATAAATAACTAATTTATAGTTACGTTCTTCAGGTTTCAATTCTTCTTTTAACTTGTCTAGAAAGCGGCAAATGACACCTGCGTCGTTATAAATCATAACTACATCTGGTTTTACTTTTCGCACATACGCGGGCAACTGACTGAAACCAAATCCCATTTCTTGTGGAGCACCGCCCGCCTTTTCAACGGCCACGGGATCAAAAACGTCTACATTGCTTGGATAAGGCCGATAATCAGGTGGAGCGACCATAAACTTTTGAAATCCAAAATGGAATACCTGAACATCAGCACGCTTAGATAACTCTTCCACAATGTGGTGGGTTACTTTGCTATAACCGGTTGTCTGATGTGCGTGAGTGCCGACAAGTAAAAAACGCTTTCCACCGCTTTTTGGCAAAATACTAGGTGCTTCAATTGAATTATACTTTACTCCAGCTTCTTTTAAAAGCTCACTAAGTGCATAGTAATCCGACATTTCTAACAAAACTTAATATACTGTCTTTAACCCGTGCGGCGACTGGCAATACCGTCAAAATTAAAAGTTAAGACTACCCTTGTGGTGGTCTTAACTTTTAATTTATGACGGCAATGCCTTTGACTTCAAATTAAGACCACCCCATTTGGGGTGGTCTTAACTTTGAGAGTCAACGGTACCGTGGGT